AATGACTTGGCGAATACCAACGATACGGGCAGGAACGTTCTCATAAGAATATCCTTTTTGTGCTTCAAAGAGGACTTGACGGACTGCCGCAGCAGAGAACACGTCCATTTCTACGGTTACCTTCTTATCAGTCATCGGTCATCAGCAGCGCGGTTTTCAGAGAAGTAAACATCAAAGGTTCCTTCAGGGTAACGCTTCTCAAGTTTCTTGACATTGGTGGCAATCACATCGTCGAATGAAACACCAAGTGCCATGCAGGCTTGAGCAACGTACCACATAAGATCACCGAGTTCAATAATAAGATGCTCACGGTTATCGTCGTTCCAAGGTTTTCCTTGAAAAACCATCTTCTTGATGATTTCAAGAAACTCCCCACCTTCAGCATTAATACCAACACCTGCAGTAAGTAGTCGCTCAATATTGGCACCCTTCTCATCAAGGGCAACAAGGCGGTCGGAAAGTGCGAGAAAATCAGTAGAGGCATCGCTAGTAACCGCATCAACAAATTTTTGATAGCGTTCAAAATCAATATGTCGTTCCATTAAAATTTAAATCCTTCAAATGATTTTTTGGGTTTGTTTTCTTCATAATCATACTCGTCTTCTTGTCCAGAGTCAAGTATGTCAGTCTGGGCGGACTGTTCACAATCATACAGTCTCATCTTCGCTCTGTCAATACCTACGATGAAACGTTTATAAATCGTAGGATCATTGTAGCGATTCTTCAACTGCTTCACCATAAGTTGTCCGAGTTGTTCCAACTCCTCTGTGCTAATAAGGGCAAACATAAGATCAGCAGTAGCAGGGAGACCAAAGGACTCAGAAGTGTCAGTAAGCTCAACATCACTGCTACCATAACCAGAACGAGTGGTCTGCGTGGCAGAAACGATAGGGACGTTTGCTTCAACAGCCAACCCTCTAAGCTCCTCCGCAATAGCTTTAATATAGCTATATGAATTGACAGAAAAGTTTGACTTATAGCGGGAGGAAGCACATATATTAAGGTAATCAATGAAAATAATATCAGGCTTAAATGACTTCTTAAGTGCAAGTTCATTAAGAAGTGCTTTAAAGTGTCCACTATGTGCTGATGCAGTCGGATATTCTTTAATTATAAGAGAACCCTGAGTCTTTGACGACAACTTAGTTACCTTATTCTCAAATGTGGTTCTGGGAAGATCCATCAAATCTTGGATATTGACATTGAGAAGGTTTGCATCAATACGTTCAGCAATTTTCTCCTCTGCCATCTCCATTGTAATGTAAAGCACATTGTGTCCGTTAAGCAGACAGGCGCTAGCCATATGACACATGAATAGAGACTTACCAACACCTGTCCCAGCAAGAGCGATGTTAAGAGTCTTGTTAGGAAGACCACCTTTCGTAATTTTGTTGAAATACTCAAGGTCAAACGGGATACGGTCTTCCTTGCGGTGGTAAGACTCATAGCGTGCTTCATAGTCATTTAAATAGTCGTGACCGATATGATTATCAAAAGATACTGCAAGAGCATCAGAAAGAATTGTGGGAATAGCATCCCGATTCTTTTTGTCATCTTGACCATCAGCAATACTAATCGATTCCATGAGAGCAAGATAAATTGCTCTATCACGACACCACTTTTCGGTAGTGTCAAGCAACCATTGACCTTCTACAGGAGCATCATGAAGAGAGTCAGAGATTTCCCTGACCTCTTTAATTTCGGTTTCCGTAAGATCAGACCGATTCTCAAGTTCAATCTTGAGTGCTTCGGTTGTGATTGCTGACCCATACTTTACAATGAAGTGGACGATTTCTTGGAAGACAACTTTCTCTGTCCTACTGTCAAAATAGTCTGGTTGAATAAAAGGAATTACCTTCCTAGAATATTCTTCATTATATACAAGGTTTCTGAGAATAGTAGTCTCAATTCGTTCCATAGGAATAGTATTGTTTCGCGGCAGCATCAAGTTGCTGCATTACTTCAGGTGTGAAATACTGGTCTGGGTCTTTGAGAATTGCTTTAGCATAGACTTTTTTGCCGTCAATCTCATAGCGTCCTGCGACATTCTTCCAGAGACCGCCCATTTCACCGAGTTCAAGAAGACCATAATAACGATCAAGACCACGCTCATCGTAAAACAGACGTACCGTAACATCTTGATTCTCCTTGCTTAAACGCGACTTAGCAGTCTTTGCTTTGATAAGATTTCCAACGATTTCAGTTCCGTCTTTCTCCTTCTTCTTGCTGAGATGGATGATAGTAGAAGCAGCATACTTAAGACCGCTACCGCCTCCCATCTCCTTTGTAGGAACATAAGCGCCAATGACATCGTAGGTGTGGTTAGTAACAATCATGGGAATGTTTGCCTGACCCAATTTGAGTGTGAGCATACGGAAAGCACCCTTGATAAGTTGGGATTTGGTCATGTCCCGAACTTGCTTGTCGTTAAGTGCGTCAGTAATCTCTTTCTCAGTGGAAAGCATACCAAGAGAGTCTAGCACAAACATGCATGGTTTGCGTTCTTCTTCAGGTTTTTTTAAGTACATATCCACCGCTTTGAGTGCCTTACTACGGAACTCCTCAACAGTAACCACATTGACTACAACTAACCGATTGAGGTCAATACCCCTAGATTCAAGTAGGGACTTGTTGACGGCAGCCTCAGTATCAAAGTAGAGACAATAACCATCGGGGTTATTATCAAGAAAATTCTTAACCACAGCGAGAGAGAAGAAAGTCTTTCCAGTAGAAGACTCTCCAGCAATAGCAGTAATCTTATTCCCAGATACACCACCAAATATGCTACCTGAAACCAGTGCATTAAAAATGTACGAACCTGTATCCACATAAGTTTCGGTCTCGTCAATATCTGCTGCTAGTTTAGTGTAGTCATCACCAATTTCTTTTACAATATCTTTCAAAAAGTCCATTAAGCAACCATCCCGTATTGTTCACGAAGAATTTTTTTATAAGGCAGGTCCTGCTCACGCAATTCCTTTACCAGTTTGAGTTTTTGATACAGAGCGGTGTCACCACCAAGAGACATTGCCTTTACGATAGTGGCAAGCTCATTGTCATTAATAGGAAGATCCATTAAAAGAAAAACGATTCTAGGTTTACAGTTTTTTCGACATTCCACCCAATTGCATCAAGAATAGACCTGAGCGGTTCTACAAAACTCTTTTCAAATTGTAGGTCATAGTCGATGTACTTGTCAAGACCAAGTTCTCTTGGAAAGTCTTGAATAAAGGAGATAACATTCTCCTGAATAATATTTGGTTTTTTCAAGTACAAGAATTTGATTTTTTCACCATTATTGATGAGTGAATATTTATTGGTCAGTTTTTTCTCCTTGATGTAGTAATTAAAGAGAAGTGCTCCACGACAATGAATAGGAGTTCCTTTGATATAGATGTCGGCATTAGATCTATACTTCACAACATCAGAAACTGAACGTGGGAATGCAATCTCTTCTGGTGGAAGTTTCTTAAAATCTTTACGACACTGGTCAATGAAGTTAATTACATCATCCTCAGTCCCATTCATCATTAGTTTGAGACCATCCTTAATCATCTTACGACAAGGTGCTGGTGTAGAAGACTTGACTGCCTCAATACCCATCATCTTCAGCTTGGGTTCATTGTACTGAACTCCTTCACTGTTCCATACGTTGAGAATGTATCGCTTCTTCGCGGTCCAAATACCACGTTCTGCGATGTTCTCACGCTTCATGATCATTTTTTGTTCATATGCCGAAACGTAATCCGCAAGGTCCTGATAAGATTGTTCGATGAATGGTTCCAACTTGTCTTGACAGATCTTATCAAGTAAGGAAACAACTGCTGTTTTATCGTCAGACTTATTACTAAGAAATTTAGTAACAAGAGGTCCCATATTAAGATAGATTGAATCGGTATCGGATGCGATGACATAATCCTCATCCTCCGTTTTTAAAATCTTATTTAGATATCCGTTCATTCGATTCTCAATCCAACGAATGGAAACTTGTCCGGATAATGTGATAGCTTCTGCGTTTGCGAGTTTGTAATATCGAAAATACTGGTTACCGATAGCACCATAAGCAGAGTTCAGTTGAATCTTACGTGCCATCTGGATATTGTTACATCTGGCAATTTCTTTTTCAAGTGCTTTTGTAGGTGTCTTTTCATAATCCTGTTTAGCAGCAAGCATCTTCTTCTTGTAGATGGTACGATCCTTATAGATCTTTTCCATCAGTTCAGGAAGAAATCCACGGACATCCTTACGGTACATAGCACCGTTAGCACAAACCGCATTGTCCTTATACATCTCAAACGTTATTTCTTCACCAAGTATTTTATCAACTGTTGCTGATGGGTGTCTCTCATCAAGGAGCGTCTCTGGCGAGATGTTGTACTGCATAATAAGATGAGGATAGAGAGAGTTAAGGTCAAAAGACACCACCCAATCATACTTTCCAGGAATCGGTTCCTTGACGTATGCTCCTGCATATTTGGAGTCCTTGTCTGATTTTTCCTTTGGAGGGATAACGATATTCTTTTTCTTCAAATAGTTGTAAATGATCGTATCCCACATACGAACTTGTGAAGAAACGTCAGCATAATTTGCCTTAGCATCATATGCCATCGTAACTGCTAACTCAATAAGTTTCATCTTGTCTTCCATGCGGTCAACAAGTTCCACGTCAATGATGTTGTATTCTACAAACTTCTGCCATCCATTAGTATAGAAGTCTTTAAAGGTATCAAACTCAGAGTGGTCTAGTTTCTTCTGTCCAAGTTCTACACTAGCTATGTAGTCTAGACGATAGGATTCTTGTGCTTTATATGTAAACTTTTTATAAAGGTTAAGATAATCAAGTTGAGTAATACCGCCAACATCATACGCAATGTGTTTACGACCAGCAATAAAGATTTCACGTTCGGTGACCAGTCCCCAAGGAGAAAGTCTTTTCATCAACTTCTCACCAAGTATCCTCTCAATACGCCGTACAAGATAAGGCATATCATACAGTTCACTATTCCATCCAGTCACAACCTCTGGGATGTTTTGTTCTTCCATCCACCAGTTGATAAAAGAACTTAGGAGTTCATACTCGGTTCTGAAACCTTT